CCGGGCGCATCGTCGCCGACGAGGTCGACGCCTATCCGGAGGAGCTTGGCGACGTCAAGGTGCTGCTCGACGTCCGGCGCCGCACGTATTTCAGCTCGATGCTGCTGGCGATGTCGCATCCCGACCGCGCCACCGGCCTCGATCCCGAGCGCGACTGGAACGCCGGCATCATGGCGTTCTACCGCGACAGCGATCGCCGCCTCTTTTGGTGGGAGTGTCCGGACTGCGGCGCCTGGTCCTCGCCCAATCCGACGGCGAGCCGCGTCATGGCGCTGCATTACGACGCCGACGGCGACATTGCCGCGGTCGAGGCCTCGGCGCGGCTCATCTGTCCGGTGAGCGGCTGCATCATCGGCGAAGACAAGCGGCGCCAGATGGTGCAGACGGGCAAGTGGGTCGCCCAGGGCCAGGAGATCGCCGAGGACGGCACCATCACCGGCGAGCGCGTGAAGCGCCACACCGCCGGCTTCTGGATCGTCGGGCCGATGAGCCTCCTGATCCGCGGCGGCATCGGCGAGCTCGCGCGCATCGAGGCGACGGCCGAGCGCGATCTCGCCGCCTCCGGCGAGGACAAGTCGCTGCGCCAGGCGATGGTCAAGAGCTACGGCGTCCCCTATGTGCCTAAGAAGGGCGTCGGATCGATCGATGCGCAGACGCTGGCCGAGCGCGCCGAGCCGGCGCTGGTGCTGGCCAAGGTGCCGGAGGGTGCGCGCTTCCTCATTGCGTGGGCGGATGTGCAGGCGGCGCATTTCGAGGTCATGGTGCGGGCGTGGGGGCCGGGCGGCGAGAGCTGGATCGTCGATCATCAGCGGCTCGCCAAGATCGGCGAGATCAGCGTCGAGCCGGCGACGGATCCGCGCTCTTGGGACGCGCTGGCGCAGTGGCTCCTCGAGAAGCGCTATCCGCTCGCCGACAATTCGAACCGCGTCATGGCGATCCGCGGCACCGGCTATGACAGCAGCGGCGTGCCGGGTGTCACGCATCAGGCGTACGCGCTCTATCGCCGTCTCCGCGCCGCGCGGCTGACGAAGTTCCTGGGCAAGAACGAGGGGCGCGACGTCTGGACGTTCCTGCCGACCAAGGGCGCGGCCGGCGTCAATGCGAAGAAGCTGTCGGTGGTCTATCCCGACAGCGCGCGCAAGGATCGCCGTGTCGTGACGACGGGGACGGTGCCGCTCGCGCTCTTCAACGCGAATCTGTTCAAGGACGATCTCGCGGGCCAGCTCGGCCGCGCCGAACCCGGCCCGGGCTATGTGCATTTCCCGGCCGCGCTCAAGAGCACACAGCCGCCGCACGTGTTCTTCGAGCAGTTGACGGCAGAGACGCGCGACAAGGCCGGGCGCTGGGCGCGACCGCATCAGGGGGTGCGCAACGAAGTCCTCGATCTCGCCGTCGGCTGCCATGTGCTGGCGCATCTGCACGGGCTCGCCGGCATCAAATGGAACAAGCCGCCGAATTGGGCGGCGGAGTGGGACAAGAACACGATGGTTACCCCTGGAGCGGCGGCAGTGTCGCCGGCGTCGATCATGCCGACTTCGCTGCCGCCAACGACTGCGCCCGAGCGAAAGCGCGGGCTGATCGACGCGCTGCTGCAGCGATGATGGGGCCCGAGGAACTCATCGGCGTCGCGCCGGCGACGCTGCAGAGCTGGCTCGCCGATGCGCAGCAGGCGCTGCAGGACATCGCCGTCGGCGGCAAGGTGCGCACACTCGCCATCGGCGGCGGCGGGACGCAGCGCACCGTCACGTACAACCAAACGAATCTAGGCGCGCTCCGCGTCTGGATCGCCGAGCTGCAGCAGGCGCTGGGCCTCCGCCGGCATCAGCGCCGCGCCATGGGTGTCACCTTCCGATGATGTTTAATCTAGTCCTCTCTGTGCGGGCTCTCGCGGTTTGCTGCGCAAACCGCTGGCGCCCGCCTGCGACGACGCTTCGCGTCGCGCGGCCATGACCCTTCCCGCGATCCTCGATTCCTCGGGCGCTCCGATGACGCCAGCGCCGCGCTCAGCACCAGCGCCGCGGCCGCGCGCGGGGCTTTCCGGCGAGTATCGCAATTTCTTCCCCTATGACGCGGCGTCCTGGTTCACCAATGAAAGCCAGGACTGGTTTCCGTGGATCCGCTCGCCCGACAACGAGATCAACATCTATCGCGACCGCATGGTCGCGCGGGTCAGGGATCTCGTCCGGAACGACGGCTGGGCCGCCGGCGGCATCACGGGCGTTCTCGACAGCACGATCGGCGGATATTATCGCCTGATCAGCAACCCCGACCATGCCTGGCTGAAGCGCCGCTACGGCGCCGCCTTCGACCATGTCTGGGCGGACGAGTATCGCCAGGCGGTCGAGGCGGAGTGGCGCGGCTGGGCCGACGATCCGAACTTCTATTGCGACGCGACGCGCCAGCTCACCATGTCGCAGATCTTCTATCTGGCACTCCGCCACAAGCTGGTCGATGGCGAGCCGCTCGCCATGCTCGACTGGATGCCCGAGCGCCAGGGCTACGGCGCCGCGACCTATGCGACCGCGGTCAAGCTGATCGACCCCGACCGCCTCTCTAACCCGTACGAGATGGTCGACACGATGCATCGCCGCGGCGGCGTCGAGATCGACGATGACGGAGCGCCCGTCGGCTACCACATCCGCCGCGCCCACCAGAACGACTGGTACGCCGCCGTCCAGAGCATGGAGTGGGACTACGCGGCGCGCGAGACGGAGTGGGGGCGGCCGATCGTGCTGCATGATCTCGACCGCGACCGCGTCGAGCAGCATCGCGGCCTTTCCGTGCTGACGCCGGTGCTCAACCGCTTCAAGATGCTCACGACCTATGACCGCGCCGAGCTCCAGGCCGCGGTCGTGAACGCGATCTATGCGCTCGCGGTCGAGAGCCCGTATGACCCGAAGGGCCTGCGCGAGGCGATGGGAGACGGTGAGCAGATTGACGATCTCCGCTTCTACTGGGACGAGCTCGCTGCGTCCCGCAAGTCCCGCGGCCTGAAGCTCGACGGCGTGCAGATCGCGCATTTCTTTCCCGGCGAGAAGGCGGTGCCGCTCAATCCGACGCGGCCCAATGCGAATTACGATCCCTTCTCGCATGCTGTGCTGCGCCATGTCGCCTCGGCGCTGGGCACCAGCGCGGCGCAGATGACCAAGGACTGGTCGAAGACGAATTACAGTTCCGCCCGCTCCGAGATCCTCGACGCGTGGAAGACGATGTCGCGCCGCCGCGTCCATTTCGACACCGGGTTTTCCAACCGCGTCTATATGGGCTGGCTCGAGGAAGCGCATGAGATCGCGCCGCTGCCGCTGCCGCCCGGCGCGCCCGATTTCGCCGAGGCGCGCGCCGCTTATGCGCGCTGCCGCTGGCTCGGCGCCGCGCGCGGGTGGGTCGATCCGGTGAAGGAGGCGCAAGGCGCGGCGCTGCGCATGGACGCGGCGACCTCGACGCTGCTCGAGGAATGCGCCGAGCAGGGCAAGGATTGGGAGGAGCAGCTCGCGCAGCGCTCGATCGAGGCGCGCAAGATGAAGGAACTCAAGATCCCGCTGCCGGCGTGGATCGCCGGCATACCGGCGCAGACGGCCGAAGAAAAGCCGCTGGCGCAATGAGCCACTTTGTCCATCTGGCGCAGCGGATCTTCAACACGCCGCTGGCGATCTCGCGCGAGAAGGCCGAGGTGATCCTGCGCGTGCTGGCGCCGCGGCTCGGCATCGTCAGCGTCAATGGCGCGCCGGTTGCCGCGTGGGACAAGGATGGGGACGTCCTCGTTCTCGACGAGGGCGGCGATGGGACACGTAGCGCTGGCTATGACGTCGTCGAGGGGATCGCGGTCATCGACATTTCCGGCACGATCGTGCATCGGAACGGCGGGTGCGTGCGGCCCTATTCGGGGATGACCGGCTGCGACGGCATCCGCTACAACCTCGCGGCCGCGCTCGAGGACGAGGCGGTGAAGGCCATCGCCTTCGTCATCGACAGCCCGGGCGGCGAAGTCGCGGGCGTCGCCGATCTCGCCGACCGGATCTTTTCTGCGCGCGGCAAGAAGCCGCTCTGGGGCATCCTCGACGAGAGCGCCTATTCGGCGGCTTATTGGCTCGCGGCGGCCTGCGATCGCGTCACCGTGCCGCGCACCGGCGGCACCGGCTCGATCGGCGTCGTCTGGCTGCACGCCGATCTCTCGAAGATGCTCGACAAGGAAGGGATCAGCGTCTCGATCCTCACCTATGGCGCGCGGAAAGCCGACGGCAACGAATTCCAGCCGCTCTCGAAAGAGGCGCGCGCCCGCTTCCAGACGGCGATCGATGCTTGCGGCAAGCTCTTCACGTCTTCGGTTGCGCGCTATCGCGGCATGAGCACCGCCGCGGTCGAGGCGCAGCAGGCGACGACGTATTTCGGCGCCGACGGCGTCAAGGCGCGGCTCGCCGATGCCGTGCTGTCGCCCGACGAGGCCTTCGGCGCGCTTCTGCGCACGGTGCGCAAACAAGCTTCAGCCTGACAGAGGAGTTGACCATGCCGAGTGTACTCGCGAGCGTGCGCTCGCGCTTTGCCCATCTGGCCGGGCGCGCTGCGCCCGAGGCCGCGCCCGTCGAGGCGCCGCCTGCACCAGCGCCGGCGACCGAGACCGCGGTCGTCGCGCTCACGGCCGAGCAGCAGGAGGAAGAGGCGCGCAAGGCCGAGGACGAAGAGAACGAGACGCGCAAGAGCCGCAAGGCGCGCCGCGCCAGGCGCGCCAAGAAGGACGACGCGAAAGACGACGACGACGCGGATGATGCCGGCGACGACGACGAGGACGACGACGACGACGACAAGATGAAAAAGGCGGAAGCCGCGGGCCATGGCGCCGCGCTTGATGCCGCCTTCCGTTCCGGTGCCCGCGCGCAGCGCCGCCGCTGCGCCGCCATCTTCTCGTCGCCCGCGGCCGCGCAGAACCTGACGATGGCCGCGACGCTCGCTTTCGAGACGAGCCTCACCGCGGACAAGGCCGAGGCCGTGCTCGAGCAGGCGCCGGTCGCGGCCAAGCCAGGGCTTGCCGCGCGCATGGCTGCGGCGCCGCAGCCGCGCATCGCCGCCGGCGCGCCCTCCACGCCCTCTGGGCCCGCGAAGATCGCCGCGTCATGGGACCATGCCATGGCCGAATTCGCCGCGCCGGCGAAGCGGTAAAGCGGGCCCTCGCCACAAACTATTCCTGAAACGCGCGGGCTTCCGCGATCGCGCTTCGCGCGACGCTGGCCCGCCAAAAACTCCAAGGAGTTTTTAGATGGTCCAGCCTCTCGTCTTCGAGCGCCGTCATTCCGGCGGCTTTCTCGTCTCCGAACAGATTCCTGGCACCTTCTCGCGCCAGCAGGTGAGCGTCCTGCAGCAGGTCTATACGCCGCCTTCCTCGGCGCCGTCGCTCACCCCGGGCTCTTCCGGCTCGCTGCCGACCGAGACCGTCTTCGTCAAGACCACCTATGTTACGCCGTCGGGCGA